AACCCAGTCTTTTTCTTTATTAATAAAGCGTTCAGTGTTTCTATCAAAAGAAAGGCATTCCAGAGGAATATTCTTGCTATTCTCACCTTCAATCCAATAAACATAACGAGCAAGAATATCGCCTACCAGACGCATCTTGTTGTCACCATCCCGAAAAGAGAAAGTGTCGATAGTGGATTTTTGTGCGGAACCTTTTTGTTGATTAAATGATATTGCCATTTTTAATGTTTCTCCATAGGGACTTCTTCATAAACAAAGTGTAATTTTCTATCTTCGATATAAAGTAGTCTACTTTCATATATTGATTCTATGACTATATCTTCATCTGGTACATGAAGCAAGTCTAGGGTTGGATCTCTCGTGGCTATCCAATTCGGAAGTTTCCGTAGACTTGCCATCGAGAGATACACCGCAATCTCACGGTGTGTATAGCGAAAAGAGTTAAATAGTAATACATCTGGATGTATTAAAAAACTACGCCCGCTAAAGTCTGTGTTACGATACTTATATATTTTATCATACCTATTGTTTGGTATTTTTCCTTTTGTAAGCATCTCAAAAATGCGAAAGACTTCTGTACTAGAGCCGCCAGCCGCATCATATATTTTCTTCCAGTTGAATAATAACATTATTATACTAAAATTTTATCTTTTTGTCAAGAACTATTTTTTAAAGCTGAGTTATTTTATAACCCTGCTTCATATAGTAGCCTATCCTATTAGAGGCTTGTCTAGTGGCTGTATTCCCTTTCAAATGTATGTCTATAACTACAGGAGACAGTTTGCCTTCTTGTAGTCTTATAACTCTACCAATTAACTGTGTTAATAGTGGTTCATTATTTATGGGAGTGCCTAAAATTAGACAACTTAGATTATTTACTGAGATACCTTCAGAAAAAATAGCTTGAGTTCCGTACAATACGTTCTTGTCACCATACAGAATTTCATTTACAAGAGTTTCTCTTTCCTCATGCGGTACCTCGCCCGTAACACAAATTGCTTTCTCTCCGGTCAGTTCGGCGCAGCTTCTTAAAAAGCCCACCCTATCACTTACTACAAGAACTTTATGCCCTCGATGTGCGTAAGCTGCTGCCAGCATTGCAATAGTATGTCGATATTCCTCGTTATTTGCAAGGTGTGTTACTCTATTTGCCCAAGGTATTCTCGCTCCGTCTAAAAATCGTATCTGTGACTTTACAACGTGTATTGTAGGAGTCATAAAATTTTCTTTTGGTGGCTTAAATACCTTAGAGCTGAAATAATCACGGAATACTACGTGTTTTCCATCCTTTCTTTCGATTGTTCCTGACAATCCGATTTTATATCTAGCATGACTTATGTCCAAAATTCTGGAAAAAGTTGGGCTACTTACATGGTGCATTTCATCCAAGATGATTGTCCCAAATTCCTTACGAATTTTGTCCATATTTCGGTAAAGTGTCTGTGTGTTGCCAACAACTATAGGTTTGTCTAGTTCAAGCCTTCCACTTCCTATAATTGCTGGCTCAAAACCATACACTTTCTTTACTTCTTTAGCCCATTGGTTTCTTAGAGGAACAGTATGGGTTACAATGAGTGTTTTTAGCCCGAGTTTTCCTGCTATGGCCAACCCCGTGAAGGTTTTACCCCAGCTTACCCAAGCATTAATGATAGCATTATCCTTTATTTCATCATAGACTGCCTGCTGACTCTCTCGAAGGTCAAATTTAAACTTTGGAAAATCAACTTCTATTTTTAGACGCTTATCAACTATCTCATACCCTTCAGGAATTAAATCTGTTCTTCCAATAGGTATAGTAATCAGACCCTTTTTAATTATTCCCATATTTTTTATAACCTGGGGAGGCTCTTCAGGGTTCCAGGACGGTATTTTATAGGTCAGCTCCTTATCTATAGAGTTTTGCAACTCTGGAGTACAATCCATAAATATTCTATTACTTAAAACTGCCTTCATAATCCCAAATCTGATTTAGCTATAATATATTTTTTAACAAAGCCACTTCGTACAATATCAGCAGCTTCAAAATCTATTAGTGTAAACTCATCCATTGCTTTTAATATACGAATAAATTCGCTAAGCCCGTTTCTGTCTAGGTCTGACTGTCTGAAGTCTCCACAAAATATAACTCTACAGTTTTCTCCTATTCGAGTAATAATAGAGTCTAACTCATGAAAAGACATATTCTGACATTCGTCTACTAAAACAACTGCATCTCTTAGTGTAACACCTCGAATAAAAGAAGTTGTCATAAAGTGTACTAGTCCTTTTGTTTTTAGAATCTCATAAGCATCTCCTCGCTGAAACAATTCGATACAAATATCCTTATAAGGCTCTTCATACACCGAAGATTTTTCTTTCTCATTTCCAGGCAGAAACCCAATATCTCTCGTAGGTACTGCACTACGAATTATAACTAAACTGGAGAAAAGGTTTTTTAATATATCATCAAAAGCTAAGTAAGAAGATATAAAAGTTTTACCTGTACCTGCTACTCCGTGCAAGACTAAATGCTTTTCTGATTCAAAAGCTTTCAGTTGATTTTTAGTTAATGGTTCAATTTCCTGTAATTGTAGATTAGCTGCTGCTAGTAGTCTATTCTTTTTTGCCATTTTATACTTTTCTCTGAGTATTCTTTTTTGGTTCTTCGGAATACTCGTATAGCTCCCAAGGGAGTCCATGAAGATGTAGTACTCCAGCCCACCTCATTTCTGGAGCAGGGGGCCGAGGCACTGTAAAAGGAGAATTACATCCTGATACGTATACTAGAGAAGCTATATCTCTAGTAACTATCTTCTTTATTTTTAAGTATTTCAAAGGACACATTTTAGTTTTTAGATATATAAAGGGAGTGCCTTTAGAGTCTATAAATGTATTCTTTGATTGCTTTAAAACTCCTACAAAACTATTGATAGACCTTTTCAGAGGCATCATTTTAAAAGGGCTTTGTAGCCTTCTTTTACCTAATGTGTCTCCTGGCATGTTTCTATCATCTACTATCTCATTTTCTAAAAATAGTAAACCATCTGTCAAGCTCCAGTCTTCGCTCGGAAGAGTAAAGACTGGAAACTGTATTTTATTAATAGTTTTATAGGTTACTATCACAGATAAGCGCCATACTTATCTGTAAATTTGCCCATTGAGTAGTCTTCGCCAATATCAAAGTCGCAGCCTACGGGAGCACCCGGAATAGAGATGCCACGATCCATTTGAATAAAATGCTGTAGTTTTTCTTGATACCGCTCAATTTCATCATCTGGAACTTCAGCGAGAATGGAGTCATGTACTAGAGCAAAGATTTTAGACTTCATACCATTTGCACGAATATATGCTTCCATGTCAATACCTCCAAGCAAGTTAATATCGGAGGCAGCAGACTGTACTAGAAAGTTCAGTCCAGATCGAATAGTATGACTCTTTATTCCTTTATCCGTAGACCCAACATTAGGAAGTCTGCGTTTTCTGCCAAAGAAACTGTATATAAAGCCATTCTGCTCGATATATCTTTCATTATAAGTAATCCACTTTTTCAGGCTATGAAAGCTATTAAAATAGTCATTGATAACCTCTTGAGCCTCATTAGGGCTAAAGAAAGTGCCGGAACTCTTTGTAACTTCTTGGCTAATCTTTCTAGCGCCCGCGCCATACATAATACCAAAGGTAACAGCTTTAGCGGCTTGACGTTCTACTGAATATTGTGTAGCAACCTCCTCTACTTCGCAAGGTAGTTTAAAAACTGTTTTTGCAATGGTACTATGAAAGTTTCCTCCGGAACGAAAAACATCCATAAGAGCTACATCATTTGCAAGAACGGCAGCAACATAAACCTCTGCTGTAGTCAAGTCCATTGCAACAATCTTATGGCCTGGAGCTGCTTTAATACATCCCTTAACAATAGGATTGTCACGAGGAAGTTGTTGCATATTCAATTTACCACTAGAACTGAGACGGCCAGAAGTAGTACCATGAAGATTAAATCCGGTACGTAAGTGGCTATCCCTATCAAGCTGTGGTATGATTTTATCCAAGTAAGTATTTTTAATTTTAGACTTTTGACGTATATCAAGAATTAGTCCGGGTACTTCGGATTTTTCCGAGAGTTCTTGTAAAACTTCCGCATCAGTTGAATTTGCACCTGTTCCAGTTTTCTTTCCTGTTGGAGGCAAGCCCAAAAAATCAAAGAGGAGAGTACGCAGTTGAACAGTACTATTAGGGTTAAACTGTTTTCCATTTATTTCCTCAAAACGTGTAATTGCAGGATTTTCATAAAGCGTTTGAACAGCTTTATCAATATCTGACTGCATAAGCTCTTGAGCTACTAGCAGTCGTTGTCGATCAAACGGAACGCCGTTATCTTGAACATTTATTAGAAAACGAGTGCCTGGAATCAGAATATTCTCATAGACCCACAGAAGTTTTGGATTTTGTTTAATCTTCTGAAACTTCTCATAAATCATAAATGTTACTAGAGAGTCCATTGCAGCATAGGTTTTCATTACTTCAAAAGGAATCAAGTCCCAAGAGAAGCTATCCTTCAGAATTCCGTGTGTCTTACGATATTCATCAATCCAATCATACATAGGCTTCTCATAGTCTCCATAAGGAGTAAACTTGAGAGCAAGTTGTTTCAGTCCATGGGTTCCAGGATTTTCATCAATCAGATAATGTAGAAGCATAGTATCTTCAATCTTTGGAAACTCAAAACCAAAATGGTATTCAAAGAAAGCCAAGTCAAACTTTGCGTTGTGAAAGATGACTGTTTTTCTGTTAAAAAGGTCTTGTAACAATGCTTCTGTAGTTTCATTGAAACAATCTGTGTCAATATAAGCGGCAGTCTTGCCATCATAGCACAGAGAAAGCCCAAGCATGTATCCATCACGAGGATATAGTCCTGTTGTCTCGGAGTCAAGGGATACATGAGTATGGTCGTATTCAAGTGCTGCTCGAATAAAATCATTTGCAGCTTCTGTGTCTTGAATACCAAAAGCTATACTACTATCAACTACTACTTCTTGTTTATTTCCGCGAATAAAGTCAATAATACTCTGCTTGGAATCTTCCCAAGTCTTACGAGCTTCTGGTTTAAAAGCAAGCATTGCAGGATTAATTACAGGTAAGAATTTACCTTCTACAAGTTTGCCAGAATACTCTGTAACTGAATTAATTTTTGTAAAATACTTCAAAGCATCACTACCAACTAGAATAACCCAGTCATAGAGATTAGTATCTACATTAATATCGCAGTCACGTTTTAGAACTTTTTTAATGGTAGGATTTGAACATAGTTGAAATTGATCGAACTCAAAAGCTCCATCAAATTCACTTTGGAAATTAGTCTTGCTTGGTTTGGTTTCTATTAATGCAACCTTAGGCATATAATTGTCTCGCTAGTTTAATTACTTGAGTTTCTGATAATTCACCTGGGTCTTTATCCGGTAAGTGAACGTTTCTAGTGATGAGACCAACTTTCTCACACATATCTATTACTGTTTTTGCTGCTTTTTGGCCTGGATCATCTCCATCAAAGAATACATCTACTCCTTCTGCTCCTTGCATTTTTAAAATTTGCAATTTTGTTTCGTTGATATTCTTTGTGCCAAAACAACATACTGCGTTTGTTAATCCTTTATCATGTAAGTTTAACATATCATAGATGCCTTCTACAAGAATTATTTTACCTGACCTAGGATTTACTTTAGGATAGAGAGGTAACTTTGCACCTACAGGATTAATTTTATACTTTGGTATTCCATTCGAGGTATGTCTACCATTAAAGGCTACAATTTCTCCTGTAATGTCTCGAATTGGAAAAACAATTCTACTAACAAAATCAGGGGCAGAGTGCTGGAATGCTTCAAACTTTTCATATGTTTCTGGTTTAAGACCCCGCCACGACCCCGTGTAAGGCTCTGCACCTGTAGGCATTACAAGACCTACAGTTTCGGAGCGTTTTTGAGATATTTTTCTTTTTAACAGCTCTCTGCGTAGCTGTAGTTGGTTTACTTTTTCTTCGTAAAGAAAAAATAGATTTCCTTTATACGCACAAGAAAAGCAATTGAATATACCAGTTACTTGGTCTATTCGCATACTTGGGTTAGAGTCCTCATGCTCAGGATTTAGACAGCTAACTATAAAATCTTTGCCTTTTGGACTAAAAGGTATCTGTTTTTTATTTAATAGCTCTTCTACTGTCAATTAGATTTTTTCCTGGCATATTTTTCTGTTTCTGATCTTCCTAGCCCTAGCAATACTCGGGCTTCATCTCGTACTTCTGCTGTTACTGCGTGTCCAAATTTTTCTGGGTCTAACAAACTTTTCATGAAGTTATAAACATCTTCTGACATCACAGGCTTTGTCCTCATTTACCTATATCCTTTATATTGTCATTACTAACTACTTGATAAGCTCCTTTATTATATGCAGGAGCTACTGTATACTTTTTAGAAATTTCCTGTTTGTAAGACTCATCTCTCTTTGTAGTGTTTCCTACTTTACTAAGCACTGAAGGATACTGTTTTGTCTCTGGACGATAAACAGTCGATGTGGGAACATAAGGAACAAATTTACCTTTTGCTCTCTTAGGCTTTGAAGGAAGTTTTTTACGATTACGAGAAATCGGTCTGTAGCTGGTATTTGTATAAACTAACATGACTACTCCTGTTATTTAATAATATATTATACTAAAAAATAACAGAAGTGTCAAGAAATATTTTTAGATATCATCTATACTTTCATCTGTTTTAAGTTCTGACTCCGCTTTCTCTTTTGGAGATAGTGCAGAGGCAGGGCCGATTTTCAAGGAATCCCATTCCATTGTAGAGGTAAAGGAGTCCATTGAATTATTACGCATCTTAACACATTTAAAAGTAATACAAGCATCTTCAGGAGACCAGGTCTCTAGTGCAAAAGCAGCGTCTGCTGCGTCAAGAATACCTTTTGCAAATCTAGCTTCTCCAGTTGCGTCTGTTTGGTAAGGAGAGAAAACTGGAACCTCAAATTCTTGTGCCATAGCTTTCAATGCCTTACTAACTTCTATTTGCTCAGTCCAATCATACTGCCCTCCACGAGAGGGAAGTGCTGAGCGTTTTACTTGATTGATATAGTCAACAATAACTACACCTACATTCAACGCTTTGACTTTTTTATCTAATTCCGCCCTAATCTTTGAAAGAGTTAGGGATGGGTCGTATATTACGTCTAGCTGCTGAGTCGGGAGAAGCTCGCAGGTAGTTGTAAGTGCACGATGGAATTTTTCAAAGTCTCGATGTTGTCTGTATTCTTTCAAACGCTCTTCACCCTGCTGAAAGCGGTTAGCCCACCATACAGCAATCTTTTCCCATTCTGTAATATTGAGGTTTTTTAACTTCAACCTAGAGAATGGTACTCCAGTTGCGATTGAAGCGCAACGCTGAAGAATTTGTCTACTATCCATCTCAATAGTAAAATAGAGAGCAGACTTACCTGACTCAAATACTGTGTTTGCAACATTTGCACAGGTTATAGACTTACCAGCACCACGACGTCCTCCCACAAGAATTAAATCTCGTGGAGAGAACTTGATTTTATGATCGTAGTCGATATTAAGACCTAAAGGAAGGTACTTGCTAACCTCTTCATCAGGATCGAAAAGAGGAATATATTGCATATTCTCTTCAGGGTCTTGAAGGTCTACTTTTTGTTCTACATCAAGAACAATCTGATGGAGATGAGCAAGAGACTCGTCTGCATCTTCAAAAGCTACAGACTGGTCAATATAAGTTTCGAGAGACCTTAAGATTTCTTTTTGAGCATACTCATTTTTTAGGTACTCGAGCAGGTGTGGCGGCTCTGCCTCCACTTCTACGCTTTCAATAGCGTATAACCTATCCCGAGTTGCACCGTCACGAATCTCATATCGAAGATCATCAAATGTAGGCACTTCATGATACTTCTCACAGTGAGATTCTATAACCTTATACAGAGTTTCATACTCTGAAGGCAGATAATGCTTTCGCAGGCGGCTCCATGTCTCGAAGTCTTGCAGCGCAATGACTTGCTTGATTAAAGCACTAGCGATATTCAATCTAAGGTCTCCCGAACCTAAAAAAGTGCTAGCCAGGCGGCTAGCACTCGATAAAAACTATACTACTGTTATTACTGAGCGGCTTTAGCAGCTTTGGCTGCGCCGTCATAGTCAGCGGCAACGAGGCCACGACGAGTAAGCATAGTTTTAACACCACGAACAGTTTTGCCGATTGTCTCTGCAATTTGCTCAACTGTCAAGTCTTCCAGATTAGTGAGGGTAGCCAGAGGATCTTCCTTGGCACCAGACTTGGTGGTTTCCTGGCGGGGGATAGCTTCGATAGCGCCAGAACGCAGAAGGCTGAGAGCCTTACCACGAACAGAGCTTACGCTACGACCCATTGCTTCAGCAATAGCTTCTACAAATGCGCCAGAATTCACAAGCGCAATAAACTCTGCTTCTTCAGCATCAGTATAAGTCTTTACAGACTCAGGCTTCGGAGCAGGTTTAATGTGACCAGTCAGTTCCATAGACAGAATCTTTCCTTGAATCTGCTTGGCGGAAAACTGACCATTTTCGAAATACTGAGCAACTTCAGCATAAGTATAGCTGCCGCTGTTATCAGCTACGAAAGTAGAAAGAGTTGCTTCTTGTTCAGCAGTGAAGGCTTTGCCTCCGGCTGCAGAGGCAAGCTCTACTTCATAACCCATCTTACGCAGTTTGCTAGAAACTGAGCGAGAAGAGGTTTCCAGATTTTCTGCTGCTTCTGCAACAGTAGCTTGTGATACGGGGGACTCATTGCCTACAAAGGCTGTGAGTTGTGCGGTACGTTCATCATTCCACTTAGGGACTGCCATTTATATATTCTCCAAAATAAAAGTTTTAAGGTTATTAACTATTTGTACACCAGATTCCTTGGCTTTTTGAGTTTTTAGTGATTCTATTCCACTTTCGTTTACAAGAATCATTACATCTCTTGTCAAACTGCTTTTGACAGTATATCCTAATTCTTCCAGAACTTTAGTAGCTTCGGCTTTCGTTTTATAACTATTTAATTTGCCAGAAATACACACTACACCTTTAGAAGGGATAGAAGTATTTGTACTACTAAACTCGAAAGTAAAGGGTAAATAACCATCATAAAAACAATAGAAATCTTTTCTTAGCCAAGAAATTAAACTTTCCGTGGCCTTCTCTCCAAGACCGGCCCTAGCGCAGCTATCGTAGTCTATGTCCGTAATATTATTGCAGACTTTTGATAATTTTTCTGCGGCAGTTTTACCGATCAAAGGAATACTAAAAGCGGGAAGCAAGGCTTCGAGACTTGCTTTCTTTGAGTTTTCTATTTCATTATACAGTTTATTCCCTAACTTTTCGGAAGAAAGCAAATCACAAATCTCTTGCAAGCTGAGAGCATAGATTTCATCTATGTCAGTAATCCCCAACTTAGCAATAGATGCAGGGCCAAGCCCTTTAATCTTAAGAGTTTTTGCGAAATGCTCCAGTCTTTTGACTGACTGAGAATGACAGTTAGAATTTCTACAGTAAAGTAGGTGGTTAGACCACTCAAGTAACGAATCACATGAAGGGCAATTCGTTGGGGCTTGAATTTCTATCATTCTAGTTCTTCCTCAAAGTTGAAAAGATATTATACGGAAATCTGAGATAAAAGTCAAGAATTATTTTTTTCAAGGTCATCGACTCTTTTAACAACTCTTGGTATAATCTCTCCAGACCTGATTACCTCAACCTGACATCCAATTTGTAGATTAAGTTCCCGTATATATTCGATGTTGTGTAATGTAGCTCTACTAATCGTAGCTTCGCCTATTTTAAT